ACCTCAATACGCCAAGACCTTAGTGGTAAATTTTGCTTAAATGACCTGCATCAAGCTGCGGGAAATCTTAAGAGACATAGGCCGGGATACTTTCTTGAAACTCAACAAGCGCAAGAGTTAATCGCTGAAATATCCAAGGCCGTAATTCCGGCCTTAGAACAAAATCAAGTGGTTAGCGTTACACATGGCGGAAATTACCGAGGCACCTTTGTAGTTAAGGAGCTGGTTTATGCTTATGCCATGTGGATTAGTGCCAAGTTTAATATTGCCGTCATTCGCGCTTATGATGCGCTCGTTACCGAGAAACCAGCGGAACAACCTTATCTGGCTAGCCTTCAAGGCCCGTTAACCCCCGCCCAATTCCAGCACCACCAGCAAGCCCTCAACAAAGCCCAGAAAACCCTGCTATCCCTGCCGATTGTCATCACTGCCACTGAATTGCTGAAACTGAAAGGAAAGCCTGATAAAGCCAAAGCTATTGCGCCACGTAAATGGACACAGGAAGAGAGGGACGCTGCCGAACAAATGCGTGCAGAAGGTCATCCAATGTCCCGCATTGCCAAACAATTACACCGCACTACCGCCAGCGTGATAGCCTACTTTCGCTATACAAGCGTCAAACAAGTACAGCAACAAGGCGGTGTACAATGAACCGTTCCTTGCTGGTTTCTGTCTTTACTCATCTGGCCAAGCTTAAAAGGGAGGCTGCCATAAGCAATTCAAAAATAGGCGATTATAAACTTAACCCAGTCGAGAAAGGGGCGCTTGAGTCCTTGCACCGTAGCTCGAAGCTTTATGACAAAGGCGTGCTTGAATCTTTATACCGCGACCGGGATGATGCGGATAAAAAGATTCTATATTTATTACGGGATGAATGTCAGGCCGCAATGGCTGATCGTGATAGGCTGGTTAAGCGCAATACCCTCATTGAAGAGCAACTTGTGGAGCTTGAAGATTACATACAATTTTTAGAAAAGGCGGCATCTGCTAGGGTTGTCGGGGCATTTATATGAACAGAACCGATGGGGCTGTGCTGGCGGTTGCTCTGGGCCAGATTGATCGGGAAGATGCCAACCTTTACCGCGCACGGCAAATGCTGCAAGTGCTCAGTGACTTGTGCAAACCGCTGGAAGCCGGTCAACCGCGCATCGAGATCAGTCGTGATGCGCTGTATGAGTTTACCCGGATGATTGCCGAGTTGTTGCCTGACCGCTAAAACCTACTGACTCCCGGGCAATCGTACCGGTTACCCAGACTACCCATAAACCCTGATGAAGGTTTTCATCAGGGTTTTTTGTTGCCTATCGCTTTATGATGCAACCCATCATCAATACAGAGCGGGGCTTACCATGCTGACAGACGCACAACTACACGCTATTTCCGCCACCATTACCCAGGCACACCGTACGCTGTATCTGCCTGCGCTGAATGTAGCCTTTGAAACCTTCCAGATTAACACCCCGCAACGTATTGCCGCCTTTCTGGCCAACGTGTTGCACGAGTCCGGCAGTTTGCATTATGTCCGCGAGATTTACAGCGGCCGTTCGTATGAAGCGCGTGCCGATCTGGGTAATAACCAGCCAGGTGACGGCATGCGCTTTAAAGGCCGCGGCTTGTTGCAAATCACTGGACGCGCCAATTATGCCATCTGTGGTAAAGCCTTGGGTCTGGATTTGCTCAATCATCCCGAACTGTTGGAGCAATCACAAGCCGCTGTTGATTCTGCCGCCTGGTTCTGGAATACCCATAACTGCAACGCCCTGGCGGATACCGACCAATTTACCAACGTGCGCCGCCGTATCAATGGCGGCCTGAACGGTTTGGCTGAATGCCAGGCTATCTACCGGAACGCCTTAAGCGTACTGGTGCCTCAGTTAACTTTATAGGAACTGCCATGTTTGGAATTGATGATGCCATCAGTAATGTCGCCACGCTGGCCAACACCGCCATTACGCGGATTTGGCCGGATGCCACCGAACTGGAAAAAGCCAAGCTGGCCCAGTTGGTGCAAGGCATGCAGAATGATTTTTTGTTGCAAGCGGGACAGATTGATACCAACAAGCTGGAAGCGCAAAGCGCCAATGTCTTTGTATCCGGCTGGCGGCCGTTTGTCGGTTGGGTGTGCGGTGCGGCTTTGGCCTACTCGGCCATCCTGGAGCCTATCGCTCGTTTTATCGCCACCGTGGCCTTTGGTTACTTAGGCATTTTTCCGGTAATTGACACCCAGATTACCCTGCAAATCCTCTTGGGATTATTGGGCTTGGCTGGTATGCGCTCGTTTGACAAGAAACACAGTAACGCCAGACCGTAAACTATTCGCAAATGCCCCGCCTTTCGAGTAGTTACTTGTTAATACTTTACGCTATTTATGGCCGCTTGGGCCTGTTTGGCAAACCCTTTCGTGTTGATGCGCGATTACCTCGCCCCGGCAACGGGGCATTTTTTAGGTGCATGGCTCATGTTGTTTCGATTATTAAGGGGCTTTATAACCGCCCTGTTCCCGAATTTAAGGCGAGTGCGATCCACTCAACTTAAAAAACCCCGTCGCCTGGCTTTACTTGAATACCGGGCGGCTTATGTCTCTATCGTACAGGAAAATGTAATGCGCAAAATCAGTACCCATGTTTTATCGTTTACTGCCGCCTTAGCCGGTTTAACGCCAGATTCGTTGGTGGCGGCGCTGGATGGCGCGTTGACGCTGGTCTCATCCGATCCCGGTGTATTGGCAGTAACGCCGCTGGAAGGCGGTTTGTTCCGTGTTGACGTGATCGGTGCGGGCTTGGCTACCTTAACAGCCTCCGGTGATGCCGACCTGAGTGATGGCGTTAAAACCATTACCTCGGCCTTTGAATACCAGGTCATTGACACCGGCCCCGAAGCGGATCATTTAGAATTGACAGTATCCGGGCTAATCTATCGGGATGCGCCTGTTGTGGCTAATGAGTCAGCCGACCCGGCTGAAACAGCGGTTGCTTAAAGAGTAAAACCTCGTAAGGCGGCTTAGGCCGCCTTACACAACAGACGCTAACCGATGCTTATGAATAATGTAGACCTTGTTACCTCCATCGCTTTAACGGTCAATCTTATATCCAATTTTGTCATTGGTTTTTTTGTCATGCTTGACCGCAGGCAGCGTGTCGGCATGGAGGCCATAGAAAAGCTGGAGCAGGACACCAACAAAAAGCTGGATGCCCTGCGGGATAACATCAACGGCAGTCACAAAAAATATGAAGAGGATATTGTCAGGCTGCATGTGCGCATTGATGATCTGGTCTCCCTGTCCAGCAAAACCTCAGGCTCACTGGAACGCTTGGTCAATCAGGTTTACCAGCTCAATGAGCACCTGTTAAACCATAAAAAATAAGGCTGCAAAACTAATGACACTTGCCCAACTGCAAACCGAAAACCGTCGCCTCTACCTGCTCAAGACCCTGCAAGTGGCGGGTGATTATCGGATGAGCGACATCTACTTACAAACTGCCCTGCAAGCCATTGGCTACGGCTCAGCACTGAGTGTTATTCGTAGTGATATGGCCTGGCTGGAACAGTTAGGGTTATTGACGACCAAAGTTATAGCAGATATGACCATTGCCCATTTAAGCAACGACGGCGTTGACGTGGCCTGTGGCGTAGCCCATGTGCCGGGCATTGCCCGCCCCCGCCCTGAATAAGCATCATGGGTCGCAAATCAACTATCGAACAACTACCGGAAGACCTGCTTAAACAATTGCAGGCGCTGTTGCTGGACCCACGCATCACCCAACTGCAAGTCACCGCACAAATCAATGAGCTATTGCTGGGCAAAGGCCATGCCGTCGTCTCAAAATCAGCCGTAGGCCGCTATGCACAGAGCTTTGAAGAAATCACCGCCGAAATGGTCGAGACCGAACGCATGGCCAGCCTGATGATGGCAGAAATGAATATCAGCAACCAAAGCAATATTGGCCAGGTCATCTCCGAGAACCTGCGCGTGATGATGTTTCATTTTATGCCCATGCTGCGCAATGCCATGAAGAGCAGTGATCTGGATGTCAAGGACATGAAAAATGTCGTCGGGATGTTGAAGGATTTGACCGCCGGCCATGAGCGCCTGGAACAATCAGCAACCATTAACGAAAAGCGCAAGCATGAAATAGAAAAAAAGGCGGCAGAGGCCTTGATTATCCAGGTCGAAGAAACTCAGGATAGCCAACCCTTAACGGCTGACCGCCTGCGCCAATTGCTGAAAGAAACCTATGGCGGCTAAAGTCTCAAGCTTGCTCTATCCCTACCAGCAACGCTGGCTGAATGATGAAGCCCGATTCAAGTGTGGCATGTTTGCCCGGCAAACCGGCAAGACCTTTACCACTACGCTGGAGATTGTCCGTGATTGCCAGTTGGCCGAGCTGGAAGGCCGACGGGTACGGTGGGTGATTCTGTCGCGTGGTGAACGCCAAGCCAAGGAAGCCATGGACGAAGGCGTTAAACGTCACTGTCAGGCCATTGGTGCGGTGATTAAGGCCGTAGAAACCAGTTGGCAAGGGGATGCCAGCTACAAGGCGCTAGAAGTCAGTTGGCCGGGCGGTAGCCGCATCACGGCATTGCCTGCCAACCCGGACACGGCGCGGGGTTTTTCCGCCAATGTCTTTCTGGATGAGTTTGCCTTTCATCAGGATAGCCGAAAAATCTGGGCGGCGTTGTTTCCGGTCATCTCCGCCGGTCACAAATTGCGGGTCGTTTCTACCCCCAACGGCAAGGGTAACAAATTTTATGACATCATGACCGATCAGAGCCCGGATAATCCGTGGTCACGGCATGTGGTCGATATTTATCAGGCGGTCGATGAAGGCTTACCGCGTGATGTTGCCATGCTGGAAACCGGCCTGAATGATCCTGACAGTTGGGCGCAAGAATACGAATTGAAATGGCTGGACGAAGCGTCCGCCTGGTTAAGCTTTGAATTGATCAACGGTGTCGAGCACGAACAGGCCGGAAGCCCCGAACAATATGGCGGCGGGGTTTGTTTTGTGGGTGTGGATATTGCCGCGCGTAATGACTTGTTTGTTATCTGGGTGATTGAAGCGGTAGGCGATGTCTACTGGACGCGGGAAATTATCGCTAAGCGCCGGATCAGCTTTGCTGAACAGGATGCGTTATTGGATGATGTTTTTGCCCGCTATCGGGTGATCCGTTGCGTCATGGATCAAACCGGCATGGGTGAGAAGCCGGTGGAAGATGCCCGCAGACGCCACGGTTCCAGTCGTGTTGAAGGCGTACTCTTTACCGGCCCCAACAAATTATTGTTGGCGACTACCGGCAAGGAGGCCTTTGAGGACAAGAAGATCCGCATCCCGTCCGGCTGTAACGAACTGCGTAATGACCTGCATAAACTAAAAAAAGAAACCTCGGCAACCGGCACACCGCGCTTTATCGCTGATTCCGACAGCAACGGCCATGCCGATCGGGCATGGGCCTGTTTTATGGCGCTGTATGCCGGGCAGATACCAACCTTGGCTACCGACGGCTATATTGCCATTCCACGCAACTCCCGCAGTTATTAAAGGCGACTCTCATGACACTACTTGATTATCTCGGCAGGCCTATCGCCACCGGTAAACTATCCGAACCCCAAACCGCAGGCATTACCCAGTTACAAAACCAGTGGCACAGCACCAACACCGCCGCAGGCTTGACCCCGCAACGTCTGGCGCAGTTGTTTGCGTCAGCCGCTATCGGCAATCTCTACAGCCAAGCCCAGTTGTTTGAGGATATGCTGGAGCGGGACGCGCATTTGTATGCCGAAATGGACAAACGCAAATCAGCCCCAGGTATCCTGGACTGGTCTATCGTGCCGCCCCGTAATGCCACCACTGCCGAAAAGAACCTGGCCGCTTATGCTGATGAGGTATTGCGTGACCTGCCGGACTTTGATGACCTGATCAAGTCCATGATGGACGCGGTAGGGCATGGTTTTTCAGCATTGGAGATTACCTGGACTAAAGACGGCAACGAATGGCTGCCCAACTTTGAGCACCGGCCCCAAGAGTGGTTTCAACTGTCGCATAACGGCCGCTCCATTACCTTGCGGGACGGATCGATAGACGGTGCAGAATTACAGCCATTTGGTTGGATACTGCATGCCCACGGACTGGCGAAAACCGGTTACCTGGGACGCATGCCCTTATATCGCGTGCTGGCTTGGCCGTTTTTATACAAACTCTACGGTATCAGTGACTTTGCCGAGTTTCTGGAAACCTACGGACTGCCCATTATTGTCGGTAAATACGCCAACGGTGCAACCACCGAACAACAACGTTCCCTGGCTAATGCGGTGCGCTCGCTGGGTCATGATGCCCGTGCCGTGATGCCTGCCGATATGCAGATGGACATCATTAACGCGGCAACCGGTGGCGGCAGCACTGGCCATTTGGACATGGTAGCCTGGGCAGACAAGGCGCAGTCCAAGTGTATCCTGGGCGGCACCCTGACCAGTCAGGCGGACGGCAAGACCTCAACTAATGCGCTGGGATCGGTGCATAACGAAGTGCGCCAGGATATCCGCAGTTCTGATTGTCGGCAAATTGCCGGAACCCTAGTGCGTGACCTGATTTATCCGTTGTTAATGTTGAACAAGGGCGGCATTAGCAGTTTGCGCCGTTGTCCGCGCCTGGTCTTTGATACCGGCGAAGCAGAAGACCTGAGCGCCTTTGCCGATAGCCTGCCCAAATTGGTGGATGTCGGCTTAAAAATACCCGCCCGTTATGTCCATGACAAATTGCATATCCGAGAAGCCGAACCCGGCGAAGCCATATTGACCCGCTCCGCACCCGCTGCGAGCACACCGGTAACCGCAGTTGCAGCAACCACGACCGGCATTAAGAGTTACAAGCCGGTCTTTACGCCACAACAACAAGCGGTCGAAGGCTTAGGTGACGAGCTGTTGGCGCAACTGGGCAGCCCGATCAATACCGATCTGATTCATAGCGCCATAAAAGCGGCAACCAATCCCGAGGATGTGGAACAGCGTCTGGCAGCACTGATGATTGATACCGATACCCAAGTCTTTGCGCAAACGCTGGAACGGGCTTTATTTGCAGCGGATGTACTGGGTTATGTCCATGCCGGCTAGTCCGCTTGCTATCGGCTTTAATGTTCCTTTTCACCAGGCGATCAAGGCCGCTCAACAGCGTAACGTCATCTTGCCGGATGCCTATTATGGGGCTTTACAGAGCCAAGTCAGGCAGCAAGCCTTTAGCATTGCTGGTATAGCCAGTCTCGATCAACTCACCATTGTCCGTAATTCCCTGGCGGCCAATCTGCAAAGCGGCGGCACCTTTCACGAATGGCAAAAAGACATTCTGGAGTCCGGCACTTTGGATCTTCCCAAGCACCGGCTGGATAATATTTACCGCACCAATATCCAGCAAAACTATAACCGGGGACGCTGGGAGCGTTTTAACGCCAATAAAGACAATCACCCCTTCCTGATGTATGACGCCATCAATGATAGTCGTGTCAGGCCTGCACATTTGGCGCTGGATGGTATTATCAGGCCGGTAGGCGATGCGTTTTGGGATACCCATGCACCATTGAACGGTTACCGTTGCCGTTGCCGCTTGGTGAGCCTGTCCGATACGCAAGCGAACGACCGTTCCAGACCGGATAGCGAAGGCCGGGCCAGGGGTCTGCATAAGACTGATAACCCAAGCACGATGCAACCGGATAAAGGCTGGGACTATAACCCCGGTAAGACGCCGGAAACGGGCATTAATCAGGCGATTGCCCAGCGGCAACAGACCGCACCGATTCAACTGGTCGGAGTGCTTAATAAGCAATTAAAAAATATAATTACAGCGCCCCATATCAGTGATTATTTAAAAATACCAACCAGCGGAATCGGAAAGATTGCCGCAAAGACTACCCTACCTGAAATAGATCGGCTACACAGCATTACGGACTTGCCTGAAATACCGATTAAAAACAGTACCAGCATGCTCTTTCAGGGGCAGTATAATTTTTACCCGAACGGCGATGCTGTTGAAATTAATGTATCAACGACTTCAGGCCATCCACCGCTTACGTTGGCGCATGAAATAGGTCACTTTATAGATCATCAGGCATTGGGCGACATAGGATTATTTGCATCAAAAGACTCGCCCATGCTGGAAGGTTGGCGTAATGCGATAGCCGTTAGCGCCGCTACCAAAGCATTGGAGGATTTATTAAATGATGCTTATTATAAAAAGTTATCGACACATTATTTAAGTAAAGAGGAGCAATGGGCGCGATCTTATGCGCAGTGGGTAGCTATACGCAGTAAAAATACCAAGCTGATCAAGCAATATAAAGCTATCATAAAAAGCAGCAATAAAGCGGTTAGCGCATCACAATGGATAGGTGTAGACTTTAATCCTGTCGCTGCGGAAATAGACGCACTGTTTAAAAAATTAGGGTGGTTGAAATGAGTGAAACAAAAGACTGTATAGATATTGTTAAGGGCATTATTGACAAATACCCGGAGCAAGAATGGCTTAAGCAGTGTAAAAAAGCACTGCCCAATGAGGATATTATGTCGATTGTGGCAGCTATAGAAATTGCTTGTGGCGGTGATTGTTTGGAGATACCTAATAAATGATTGCCATCGACATCGATACCCGCGCCATTGATCAGGCGCTCTCCCGATTAAGCCAACAAGTCAGTAATATGCAGCCGATCATGACCGAGATTGGTGAAGAGATAGCCAGTCGGGTTGATCTGACATTTACCGATGCAACCGATCCTTATGGTAATCCGTGGGAAGCACTCTCCGCCATCACCCAAGCCAGGCGCACCAACGGCAGCAATAAACCCTTGAACGACACCGGCCGGCTAAAAGCGTCGATCACCAGTAACGCCAGCAGTCATGATGTCGAAATAGGCACTAATGTAAAATACGCAAAAACCCACCAGAACGGTGCCAGCCAAGGCCAATATGGAAAGAATAAACGCAATACGCCCATCCCTTGGGGGGACATTCCTGCTCGGCCTTTTTTGCCAACACAGGCACGAGGATTGCCTTCGGATTGGGAAACTGACATTCTGAAAATCATTCAAAAACACTTGGAGCGGGCTGTTTAAAAAGGCTTTTTTTAAGGCTAAAAAGACCGCTAAAAACCTATAAAAACGACCGCCAAAAAGAGCGAGTTAACCCGGTTTTTAAGCGCCTATTGACGCTAAAAAAAACCCGCTAAAATAACCGCAAAAACAAACCCACACCGCACTGCTTGCCAATCTGCTTTTTTAGTCATTTTATCCCTGTCTAAAAAGCCGCTGTAAAATATTGATTTAAAATTGGAATCGAGATAAATAAAAAGTAAGGGCAAGACAAGCCTAAAACAAAAAAACGCTTATACAGCATTGTCGATAGAATTAACGCTTTTAAATGATGTCAACTGTTTTTTATTATAATAACTAAAATAAGGCGCTTGTCCTGCCGGTACATGCCTGAAATAAGCCCCTAAAAATACCCCCCTAAAAAACCCGCTGAATACCTTCAGGCGGGTTTTTTTTTGCCTATAAAGTAGACTGGTCGCAACTGAAAAACTACCGCGAATCAATCGATGCCAAAAGCCCAAATCGCCCTTGCCGCCTGCCTGATTTCCCTGGGCAAAAATACCGGGGAAATCCAGTTATTTCCGGCCGGAAAATTTGACGCGCCGATGGGTTCGCTATTGGGTGCGGGGCCTTGGCAATTAACCGAAACCGGTGCCAAACAATTAATTGCTGCCGTCGGTTTACGTCAGAACGATATTTTGATTGATTATGAGCACCAAAGCCTGACCGCCAACAAAGAAGGTCATTCGGCTCCCGCTGCCGGTTGGATAAAGCCGGACTCGCTGATCTGGAAAGACACTGGCTTGTATGCCCAAAATCCGGATTGGAAAGACAAAGCGGCTACCATGATCAATGCCGATGAATACCGCTATCTGTCGCCGGTCTTCTCCTACGATAAAAAAACCGGGGAGGTACTGAATATTTTTAGTATCGCCCTGACCAATACGCCCGGTATCGATGGCATGACTGCCATTTCTGTTGCCGCCGCCATGACCGCTTATTTAACCAACCAACAGGATACCCCGATGGAAATTGATGAATTGATGGAACGCTTGCGCTATTTGCTCAATCTGCCACTGACAACTACCCCCGCCGAAATGGCTGGAGAGCTGGACAAGCTAAAAGCCATGATCGGTACGGAAGCGGTTGCCGCAACCAGTCTGATTGATTTATTGACCCACAAAGAGTCTGAAATTGCCGCGCTAAAATCAGCCACGCCCAATCCGGCTGACTATGTGCCTATGTCGGCCTTTTTGGCAGTACAGCAACTACAGCAACAAATGGATGCCATAGGCAAAGAACAAGCGGTTGCTGCACTGATCGCCGCACATCCTACCGTTATTATTCCGGCGCTGACCCCTTGGGCCACCGCGCTAGGCAAGCAGGATATAGGTGCATTACAGAGATATATTGAGTCAGCGCCGCCTATTGCTGCGCTGACTGCCAACCAAACCCAGGGCAACGCGCCTGATTCAAAAGACTTGAGTTATGATGCGCCAGACGGTTTTACCGCCGACCCCGAGCGCGTGGCCGCGCATACCGCCGCGCTAACGTACCAGACGCGGCATAATTGCGATTATATCGCCGCCCTTAAAGCCACCGGAGTCAACTAATGTCCCAACAAGCAATATCCATATTGTCTTTGTCGATTACAGCGATAGGTGCAATTGCCCAGTATCGCGGCGTCACTTATCTCGGGGCGCAGGTTGCCGCGATCAATGTCAAATGTATCGGCATTGCCGAACGGCCTGCCGTCCTTGGCGAGGTGGCTGTAGTCACCACAAAAGGCACTGCCATCGCCGAAGCGGGCGGTGCCATTACGGTAGGTAGCGCCCTGGCGTTTGATGCCTCGGGGCGGGTTGTGGCGGCGGCGGCATTTGCTATTGCAGCGCCTACGATTACGCCTGCGATGGGAACATTAGCAATTGGAACAGGTGCTATTGCCGTTACATCAACTGCAGCAAATGGAGCCATTCTTACTGGTGCACCAACGGCGACCTCATCAGCACCGGTTGCTACAGGTGGCGATATGCCCCAGTACATTGTCGGTTATGCCCTTCAGGCAGCAACGGCCGCCGGTGATTTTATCGAAATTTTAATGAATTAACAGGAGTATTTTATGGGCTTATCGACCAGTGCCACCCGAATTATCGATCCGATTTTAACCACTGTTATCCAGGGCTATGCTAACAGCGAATTGATCGGCCATAACTTGTTCCCGTCCGTGCCGGTAACCACCAGCGGTGGCCAGATTATCGAGTTTGGCAAAGAAGCCCTCAAGTTGTTCAGTGCGCGGCGCGGACCGGGCGGCAGAACGCGCCGGGTACAATTTGGCTACCTTGGCAAGCCGTTTGCATTAGTGCAGGATTCGTTGGAGGCGCTCGTGCCGCGCGAGCATTTGCGCGACGCCTCCATTGTGCCTGGCATTGATCTGGCATCCCGCGCGGTGCTGGTGACTATGCGCTCTTTGCTATTGCAGCTGGAGGTTGATCAAGCGGCCATAGCGTTAGATACAACAAAAGTCACCAATAACATCGTTAAGATTACAGCGAGCCAATGGGACACGGCAACGGCTGGGGTTAGCAATGTTAATCCGTTGACCGATATTGATGTAGGGCGGGAATCGGTTCGCGGCTTAACCGGGGTTTATCCCAATGTATTGGTATTGTCGGCCAAGGCGTTTAATGCTGCCAAAAACAATACCTATGTAATCGCGCGTTTGCAATACAACGCCAACGTCTCGCCCGATGCTACGACTATCACCGCACAAATGCTGGCCGGTTTGTTTAATGTAGAAAAGGTCGTGGTGGGCCGTGCGATTTACTTTACCGAATCGGGATCGTCCGTGGACATTTGGGGGCGGGATGCGCTGCTGGCTTATGTGCCGCAACAGTCGCTAGGCATAGAAGAGCCCAGCTTTGGCTATACCTACACCATGACCGGCAACCCTTCCGTAGAGCAGCCTTACTATGATAATAATGCAAAGTCGTGGGTCTACGGTGTTAACTATGAGCGGGCTCCCGTATTATCAGGTATCCAATCGGCATATTTACTAAAAAGCGTCTGCAACCCTTAATTATGGCCAGATACTTGGTACTGAGAGATGTGGGCTCTGGGCGTGGCAGCAGGAAGGGGATTAATCCCCTACTGCAACCTAACCCTTAAAAACAAGAGAGCTTAATTATGGCCAGATACTTGTTACTGAGAAGCGTGGGTTTTATAACCGGCAGGGTGGAAGCC